GTTATGTGCAAAGATTTTGTGAGAATCTACATCTCGTAGTACTGATGCGCGAATTGCACCACCAGTTTTTGTTTCCCAACCGCAAGAGCAAGTTGCTTCCCAAGCGCGAAAACCAATTCCACCTGAATAACGAGATTTTTCTGTGCCGTTAATTACGAACCACTTGATTTGGATTTTTTCTGTTGTTGGTACTAATTGCATTTTTTGCCTCCTTGATATTTACCAACCCCGTGTGGTTGATAGGAAAACCATACCAACCACCAGTCGGTTTGTATACCTTAGATGGTCATTAGATGGTCATGTTTGGTCAAAGGTTTAGTACCATTTATGGCGGTTCCACCAATGCATTGCGGCGCATGGTGACCCATAGCGGGATTTAATATAGGTAAATCCCCGTTGGATTTGGGCTGGAACGCTGATAGCAGGGTCAAGACCAAGAATTTGTGGGATACCACCCGCATATAATTTGACCGTCTTACCGCCTCTCATCTGCTTTACCGCTGTTTTGTTCTGGGCGGTTGGTCTCCAATTGGATTCGTTTGTCCATAGCGTATTTAGGCACGACCATTCACGGTCGGTTTTCCAGCCCCATGAATTCATCTGTATCTTGGCGTGCGCCTTTGCCTGATATGGAGTCGTGATACTAATTTTAGGACTCTGGGCTAAGGCTGGTGAAGCAACAACAATGCTTACGGCAATAACCGCTACTGATAAGCACCGTTGTAAAAACTTGACGCTAGACCCGTTCGCTCACTTTCATCTCGCCTACCATGATTTCCCCCCGCAGATTAGTTTCAGCATGACTGATTCCTTTCGTTGATTGTCGGTTAATTCTACTACAGGCTCTACAGGCTACATGCTGGCGGAACATTAAATCGCCGCAATAATCGCATCTAATTATACTGGCTTCCACATAATCTCCTCTAAAATGACCTTTAATTCCTCAAATGACCCGTTGTTTGAGATGTACTGGTCAAAATCCCATGAGTCCATATCGGTCTCTGACCTATGGATACTAATAGGTGCATCCTTTTGGATACGGCTAATCCGCCAAATCTGCCCATGTCTCCACTTGATTTCCTCTGCTTCGTTGCGAAACCTTACATCGCTGATTACAATTTTATCGTCAGCCTTGATATTAAATAAAGTTAATTCAATCCAAATTTGCGGGTCAATTAAATCCCGCCCGACTTCGCTTCCCATTACTTGTAGCAAGCGGCGCACCTCTGGAAATAGTTTGATTTCATTCCACCCATATTTATCCACGGCATGAGCCAAGCGCATTCCGTCTAGACTAATAATCGGGTCTAGGTAATAACAAGCCTTCTTGATAATGTCAGCAAACCCAAGGCGTGTGTAGCCATAATCCTCTACCAGCATTTGCGCCACAGTATCTTTTCCTGCTTGTGCATAACCGCTTAGTCCAATAATCACTTGTAGTACCTCGCTATCCATGCCGCTTGCATAATGGCATCTTTTAGTTGATTGCCGTCCTGTGGCACAATATAACTAGCGGTTTCGATTGCCTTAGCAATTTCCTCGCGCAGTTCTGCTTCCTTATATGTCCATGTCTTTTCCATGTCAGCCGCCTGTCTTGTAAAAGCCTGATGCTTTGAAGTGTGTTGGTGTTGCGCTAATGACCTTGTGCATCTCCTTGCCGCATAAAGGACAATTTGGGATGGTGTCATCATAGAATCCTTGCTGTATTTCTAACATTGACTGGTCGGTCTTGCATCTAAACTCGTAGGTAGGCATCAAATCATCATCTCAGCAAACTCGCTGGTAACCCAAATTGTGCAATTATTTCCTGAGTCATTTTGTCTAGTGCGTCCTGAATTAACAATAAGTCCGTCTTGCTCCAAGGTCTTTCTTGACGGACGGATAGTGTCTCCAGATTTGTTAAAGTTAACCTGAATTTCTTGGTCTGTTGCTCCATTAAATCCTCGGCTAGCAATGTAATCAAAAATCCTTCTCCGCCATGTGCCAGATTGAAGGTACGCGTTATCTGCCGCTTTTTGAGAATTTGGATTTTTTCCATGAATTACCACATTTCTATCTAGTGCTGGCATTTTTATTTCCTAACGCTATCTGTGCGCATATATCTTGTACGACCAATAAACTATTTTCTAACCCGTTTTTCATAATCTGCGAGCGATTGTCCGTAAGTGGAAATGCACAGATTTCGTCGTATATCTTGCCGCGTATTTGCGCTTCCAAAATCCTAACCATGTCCTTAACGGATTCCTGACCTTCTGGCGTGTCAAGGACTAATTGCCCGTCCTTGATTTTCCAATGATTTTCCTTACAACCAAGTTTCATTATTGCGTCCTTCCAGTTTGATTAATGCGGTTAAGAATAGACCAGTTAATACTGGGATGCCTATAAGCAAGAAAATAATCATCTGTGTGCGCACCATTGGTATTCCTCAGCACCGCATCTTTCGCAGTCCCAATTAGTTGCTTTGAAATGTTCATCACACAATCCATAGTTAGCCGCTTTTTCACTTGTTTGCATATTTTTGCAATATGGTGCTTCGCAGATTAAACCAATGCCAGCCGTAGATGCCATTTATTTTGCCTTCGTTTTGTAATCGCAGTCAGGGCATTGTGCATAATGCTTGAACTTTTTATCCTTACCAAAAGTCATTGCACTAACTCCGTACATTGGCACATTGCATTTTGGACACATAGGGTCAGGAACATCATTTACAATTATTTTTGCCATCTTGTCCATGATTAATTACCTTCCTGAAGTTTTGCAATTTGCTGTTGCAGTTTTGCTATTTGCTCCTCTTTTGTGGCGCGCATTTTGCCACCTTCCGCCAATACCAATTCGCGATATTTTGCAAAGTATTCCTCGTAGTATTTTTTTACGATATATTGACGAGCGACATTTTGCGCTCTTACATGTACTGATGATGTTGCCATTTACTTGACATCCTTAATCATATTAAGAATTGCCTGTGTTTGGTCTACCGCATAAATAAGTAGCATTGCATCTTCGATTGATGTTGATTGTGCCTTACCAGTTTTTGTAGCCATTTTTTTGCCTCCTAGTTAGTACCAGCCCGTATGCTGATATGGATAACTATAAATTGTTTTGATCCATTTGTGGGTAGATTCGGCAAAAGAATTGTAACTTTTTGATAACTTTAAAGGTGGTCAAATCCCCCTGTGATGACGATATCTACCCCCTGAGAACCCTGATATTCCTTGGATGCGGTTATGTGGATGACCTGAGAATCGTCTTGGTAGGCGATACCAGTCAGCGCATCAAGGATGCTACGGATTTGTTTGTCAAGGTCTGGTGGAACGGTTGGCTGGGTTCTAATCACGCTCTTAGGACGAAGGTAGCGGAATCGCATGGTTATGGTTATTGCACCTGCAATCGGGGTGCATCCAGCGAAATGCGCCGCCTGTCCAACCCGAGTCCGCCATTCCATTAACTCTTTGGTCTTGTTGTGGACAATGCGGTTATTAAAAGCACGCATTGACCCCTGCTGTATTGGTTTGCCTTCTACCGAGAAGGCGATAGTCACAGTTCGATTATCACCTGTTGGTCTGCTGGAACACATTTGTTTATCTTACCGCCAGTCGAATCTAACAATTGGATGTCATAGCAGAATTTGTCTTGCTCTATGTTATTGACAACATAAAGCGCGTGGTTATCCACAAGCGTATCCCCAAGTTGGAGATGCGCAACATTAAGAACTCTTGTCATAGTTCCCCCTTTGCCTTACAATCATACATTACTTACTACATACCAGTTACCACAGCCTAATAGACACGCCGTAAGGTTTCCAGCAATATATTTCCTTAGTCATAGGCTGTACGGGTCTCTAATCAGCCTCAGGTGACTTAAACAAACCCTTCCGTAGGGCTTCCCTAACATAATCAGGCATAGGAACAGCCTCGCGGTTCTCTAAATCCTCGGACTTAAATCTGTCAGGTATCTTGGTGGCAGGTTTAGGCATACTATTTTTAGCGGCAAAAATTAAAGTGCCTCTAGTCACGGTCTGCCCATCTATTGCTACTTGTTTAACTAGCGGTGCAATTTTCTCAAAGGTGGTTTCCTTTAGGATTTGCGCTAATTGACCAGCCATTTGCGCTCGCGCTGGTGCAATTACTCCTGTGTAATTGTCAAAGTAAATCTTCATCAGGTCTTGTATTTGTTTGCCCTGAGTTGGTTGGTCGCTCAATTATCATCCTTCCCGTATAGTCAAACTCACCAAATACCCGCTTTACTGAAAGCACAATGTTTTGTAAGTATTTGTAATCTATGGACAACATTTTTAGGTCGCGTTTTAGGCGGTGCAAAATCTTGCCTTCTTTGTTTTCATAGATTGCGGTGCGTTCTTCTTCCGATAAGCCGCCCCAAAATCCGTAGCGTTCCAATGAAGTACCTATCTGCAAACATTCTTTTTGAATAGGACAACTAAAACAAATCCGCCGTAAGTGGTTATAGGTCAGCCCATCCACCAGCAAGTCCGTGCGCATAAGGTAAAACATATCCGTGTCTAACCCTCTGCATGATGCGCGTTCCCATTCAACTTCTGTCCGTTTTATTTGCCCATGCATCCCGTTACCCCTGTCGAGTCATACCATTCACAGAAATCTTTACAGAATATTCTGGGTCTCTCTGGCTCGGGTGGGTAGATTGTATTTTGTAAATCTTTTATCCATTGGATTCCTTCTAGTGCGGTTGCGCGGTCATAGGGTTCTTGATGTACTTTTATATCTTTCATTTGTCCGTCACGCATAATTGCAACCAACGACACAGTATTGACTTTGTAACCTGCTTCTTCAATTAAGTAGCCATATAACTGCACCTGCATACGCTGTTGTTGGCTGGGAAATTTGCTCGCATTTTTCTTGGTAGTTGTTTTCCAGTCAATCACCGTACCTGTGGATTTAATAAATAAATCGCAATGACCTTTTAGGTCAGGCGTAGAAAATCCTTGTTCAATAAGAAAATCCTCGCCAAATGGGTCTGCGTTTTTCATAGCCTCTGCGATGGTCGCGTGAACGGCAGTACCAATAATTGCCGCAAGCGACTCGGTATTGTGGTTGGTCTTAGGAACTTGGCGCAAAATACTCCACGCTTGTCGTTTGCACCCATATACGGATGATGCACCTAATTCCGTTTGTAATGACCGCTCACGCGCATCATCATGTTCGTTAAGCGCAACTTTTAAGAGTGATTGGATATCCATTACAACTCCATGCTTGCTCGTACGGATACAGAAATAGACCGAGCAATATCTACCTGTGTGCGAATTCTATTAGCGTTTGCCCTAGATGCTTTTACCTGTGCTTCTGATATGGCTAATTGCATATGCATTTCCGCATTTTCGATAAGTGCTTGGTCGTCACGCTGAACGCTGGTTAGTTTAAAGTCAGGGTGACTAACTGACATACGCGAGCGCGCCATAGCAATTTCGAGTGATGCTTTGCAGGTGTGATATACCTTTTCCGCATCCACCAAACTATTGTGTGCCTCGTCTACTTCCTTGGTTAAATCAACCAATCGCTTTTCTACCTGCATAGGTGTTAAACTCATAAGTCACCTGCAATGTCTGGAACCGCTTTTAAGCGTGCTTTCCATTTACCAAGATTAGGCAAGATTGCCGCGGCATCTACCGCAACCTCATTGGTATCCATTGTCAGGCTAAGTCCTGATACCGCTAGTTTGCGCAAAATGACTTCGGTTTCCATGTCCATTTTTTCAGCAAGTATTTGTGCAAAAAACATTTGCTGTTGTATTGCAAGAATGCGACCTTCTGGATGATTCATAGTAGGTTTGCCCAGCCAATAATTAACGACAAATAAACATATGCAAATAATGGAACCCAAATCGAATAGCGAACTATCGAACGGATTGTGTAATAGCGTTTTGTTCTCATTTATTTATCTCCTTCTTGCGAGCGGAAATTAAACCTAAGAGTGTTTTGCCATCAATGTTAATATGTAGCAACCCTGCTGATTTTGCACCATTGTAAAAGTTTTCCAATTCGGCAATATCTTTAATGTCCGCTACTTGGCTAAACGCTTCGATTGTAAGTTGTTCTTGTTCGGGTGTGTGTTGCGGCTTGCTCATGCGTTGCACCTTTTCCATCTCCTCGCGTGATGGACGATTGTTATTTGGTTTGGTTAATACCAATACGGAATTAGAAATCGCGCGTCCAATTGCGCTCGTCTCACAGTTTTCCATAGCCGATGTTCTGTTTACATTTGTTGAACCAATTACCTCGTATGCCCAACCAGTTGCATGTGGTCGGACATCCTCGCGATTTAGATATAGTTCCGCCTTAAATTCGTAGCGGTCTAATACACCTTCGGGTGTGGTGTTATATGTAAGAACTCTTGCCTCTGGATAATCTTTGTATGTTCTAACCAATGCTTGATGCACTGTCTCGTAATCATCTAAATTAAATTGTGCCATATTACGCACCTGTGCTAACTAGTGAGTTGATATAGCGTTCGATTTCTTCATCATGAAATCTAATTGATTTTCCAATTTTTACAACCTTTAGATTTCCGTTATTGATTTCGCGGTATATTGATGAACGCGATAGTGTGAGCATTTTTGATACTTGATTGATATCGTATAACTGGTATGCCATTTGTTTGCCTTCCGTTCGACTTACTGGGCGCCTTGCCCGTGATTTAATGGTAATTGGTTTTTGTTTAAATGTAAACAACCTCGCGGTTTGTGCCTAGATGATATGTGTTGGGCGTTTCGCACCAAACATAAGGTAAGTCTCTGGGCGCATCCGCAAACATGGAATAATGAACTGGGTCCTTGCGGTATAAATTGGACTGGTGACTAATATGTAAGGGTTCGTAGTCATACCACCACGGTTTAATCTCATCGAAGAACTCGTAGTAATCTAGGAATTCCGTCAGTAGCGAATCCTTAAACCCGCGTTGCATCCATTCCAAACACATAACCGCGCCATATTTGCACAAGTAGTTTTCGTACCCGCGCCACATAACTGTTGCAGGATGATGAACCCAACCTTTGGACTCGCCACATAATGCTCGGATAACTTGATACGCTTCTACGCGTTGTTTGCCTAGTCGCTTATTATCCAGCACTTGCGCTGATTGCTTAAATGATTTGTAAGGTAAAAATGTTTGCATCATGCCTCCTTGCTAATTGTAAGTTTAATATCGATAATACTACCTAGTGCGGTGACAGTATCGTCATAACCAATTTTGTAGATTCTCCACCCGTTATTCCACAAGTACAAATACTCAGTACCGCCTTTGTCGTTGTCCAAAAATTGTTGAAAATCATCATAAATGGTAGGTACAATTTTTGTGCCTTGTGTGACAAAGTAAGTTTTATCCTCGGTAGGTGCGCCAGTTAATGATGAGCGGTCACCTAAGTCCATAAGTTTTTGTAGTGTTTCCTTATCGCTATAGTTAAGATGTAGTTGCAGACCTACATATTCTGGATAACCATCCCAATGACAATAAATAACTTGAATTGATTTGTCCTCTTTAACCATTCCAATAAGTGAGCGTGTTGCCATGTTATGCACCAGCCTTAATCATTACTGATGCAGGTACATCTAGTACTACATATTCTGTGCGTGTAGTTGTAATACCAGTTGTAATGTCAAATGATGTTACCTGAATTTCCATTTTTGCCTCCTAGATATATCAAACCCCGTATGGCTTGATAGGTATAACTATCCATTGTTTTACCCGACTTGTATACCTCTATCGGCGTTTCCTTTGTAACTTTTTGATAACAGGATGTAAGGTTGCGCCTGAGTCCATGCGACAGCACGTGCCATGACTCTAGGAAACGCCGCGACCCTGACCGTTGCGGCGTTTTTCTATTTATGGGTATATGGTTCCACCCACTATCAAGGTGGTCGGGACCTTGGGCTTGGTTGATACCCAAGGCGGAGCCGTTATACGGGGACTTATTTTCTTGTCATCTACCAAGCGAGCCTGATATCGAAAACTGGCGAGTAGGACTGATTTATCTAAAACGAGTTGCCTAGATAAGTTACCCATCAGTACTACATATGGCGCAACTGGGCTTTGGCTCCCATTCTATACCGCATAACTACGGTGACGGGATTGGCTAGCAATAGCCATCTCTGTCCGCGACCTTGGTTCAGGGATTGGCTAATCAAGCCAAACTTGGTACTGGGCTGTGATGCGACCTTTAATTGGGTCTACAAAATGTAATCGCTGGCTAGGCATACCACTTGCCGCCATGGAATCACGCGCATATCTATTGTCGGATTCTGTAGAGCCTGTCCAATAAATATTGTAATGCTTTTGTATGGGTTCTTGTGCATGGCGGTGGTAATGACCTAAATAAATATCGTGGAAATCGTAGTCATGCGCTCCCGCTTTCCAGCGATTCGCACCGGCAATCCAAGCCGCAGGACTAGCAAACCCTGACCGACCTAATTCATCACCATGCATTAACAAAGCGCGATAGTTTCCAATTTCAACTTCTTGTATATCCTCTGGACAATCTTCCCAGACTAATCTTTTTTCGCCAGCAAGTACCTGACGCGACATTTCATAAACCATTCTGTCCACATTGTCATTCTTTGGAACTTCGGCACGCTTGCCACCAATTCGTCCATGGTTACCCCACTCAGCAACGACAGTTACTTTTTCAAAGTTTGCTAATAGCGAACGCACAAAATCCACACAGAGGCGCGATACATTTACAAATTGACCAAATAACGAACTATCAATCTGCCATAACTGCGCTGGGTAATTAAACAAACCTTCAACCATATCGCCGCCAAACATAACCACACATTCTTTAACTGGATGGTGCTGGCGTTGTAATTCTGTAAGATGTACTACCTTGTCCGAGAATTGCATAACTCTGTTACGCATAATCTCACTATTGTATGATGAAGTTACTTTAGAACCTTGCCAGTCCGTTGAATGGATAAGAGCAACCTCGGATTTAATTTTGCGCTTATCGGTTGCGGGTGCTGGTACTGGTTGGACTTTACCTAAAGCCAACATAGCCTCATATGCGCCTCGGTGCGTGGCTGTAACTAATTCATCATTGCGCAACTTGGCTTTGGCTAGTTGTTTCTGCGCTTGGACTAATGCTTTGCGAAGTTCGGCGGTTTCCTCATTGCCTTGTTCTTCGTTTAGAGCATCAGTTAGCGCCACAGGTCTTGCACCAGCCATTCCTATGTCGCGTTATTGTGCCTTCTGTAACATCAATCTTTTCAGCGCGTAATGCCCTACCTAAT